AGTCGGTTGTGTCGGTGTATCTGGTTGTTCTGGTGTAGCTTTGACCGCACTCATTGTTAACGGGAAGCTAAAATTGTCGTCCCAACTAATGCTACTTGGCAGGGTGACGGTAGCTGTGTCGGTCTTTGTTGCTTTGATAGGAAGTTGTATCGTGCTTGAATATTCTGTTTGATACGTTAAAGTCCCGTCACTCTCAAAGATATAACCAGTGTCCGCTTTTAGCGTTACGGTCATATGGCTGGGGTCAAGATAGTATTTTCCGTCCGAACTCTTTGCCGGCTCTGTAATCGAGCAATTTTGCAATGTTGGTGTAATTTCTACTGGGTCTGTTGCCATTTCATTTCCTCCTTGTAAAATTCGTATTTTATTAGTGATTATGTATACGAGGGTTTCCCCTCGTCATGAATGGAGCTAAACAACGGTAGCTAGTTATTAAGCCGCTGGAGTGGTATCAATCGTTAAAGCTACGGTAGCCGTCTTGTCAATGAATTGATAGTCGTTCCGCAACATGATTGCTAAACCTTGTGAGTATGAATCGAATTGCGTCCACTTCGTGGTTACTTGGTTGCGCCGGAATACTGCGATCGTTTCTGATAAGTCACCAATGAACATTGAGAACTTGCCAGCGGCCACATTAGGTAGTACGCTATCAGACAATTCTACGACTGGTAAACCAAACAATGCTTTGCCAGTAGGTGCTTGAATATCTTCGCTCATCAAGTAGCGACCTTCGGAATCCTTTTGAGTGTCAAGCCAATTGAATGCTGATTGGTTAACAACAACCACTGGTTGTAATGATGGATCGAGCTTAGTGTTCTTAGCTTGCTTGATACCGTCTACGTCTTTAACAACTACTGGCGTCAAGGTCTTCAACTTAGCGACAATCTGTGCGTTGTCGGTGTTGTCGACCAGCTTCTGCATTTGTGCTTGAATTTCAGCGGAGAAATTAATAGCGTTATCATCGACAAGCTCTTGGCTTAGGTAAACTTTTCCGGCACGTGTTTCAGTCTTGAATTCTACGCCAGTAACTTCGGGATCAACGTCACCAATAACAGCATTTTCGGCTTTAGTAGCTAAAACCTTTGAAGGGTCATTGCCGGCAATTGGGTAAGTACCGGAACCACTAGAAACTTGCTTAACCGTTGCGTAATCTGATAAGCGGTTAGTGCCCTTTTTGCTTTGAAAAATTGGTGTGATAACTTCACTTGGAATCAAGACACCGTTGCCGTCTGTTGAAAGGCCGTCACGAGTTTCACCTTGTGACCGTACATAATTGTCAAATGAACGTGCTTCGCCTTGTTCTTGTGGGTCAATAATAGTTTGTTTTGTCATATCTTGTTTTTCTCCTTTTTGTTGATTGTTTAAGAATTCTTCATAGCTTCGCTTATCTACTTGAACGTTTGAACTACTGTAAGCAGGCACGGTGACCATTGAGACTTCGAATAAGTCTTTAACTCGTTTGATCGTCCGTGTGACGTTTCCGTCATCATCTTGCGTGAATGAGTCCCCACCATCGTCTACGTCAAATCGGAAACTCATTGAATCAACGTTGCCATTTTGGACGTTTTGGTAGGCGTCATTAGCGTAGCTTACTGAATCGTCCAGCGTGGCCACAAAATGCAAGCCTTTGTCGTCCACGTCAAGCTTTAAAGTACCGGCCTTTACACTAGCCAACGGCTTGGAATAGTCGTGCTGGTCTAACATGATTACATTGCTTAAATCCACGCCATCAAGCGCGGCTGGGCTAATCACTTCCACGAATCCGCCTAAGTCCTTACTTGGTGAGTTGAACAGTAAAGCGTAGCCCTCAATCGTCTTAGGTTGCTTGTCTTGTTGCTTGTCATCTGGTTGTTGGTCGCCAGTCTTAGCGTCTTCGGGCGTGGCGCCTTGTGGCTGTTGTGCTCGTAGTTCCGCATTAGCGACTAATCGTAAATCTTTAATCAATTGCGTTACCTCCTAGTAAATTTTTTGCTTCGTCCGGCGTGTATACACCGGCTTTTGTAAGCTCAATTACATTTTCAATATTTTGTTGCTTGTTTGTCGTCAACTTTGAATCGTCATAAGCGACTTGTTTTCCAAGCTTGAAAGCTAGTTCACTCGTAAAACAGTCCATATACCTATAGATTGAATGCTGGTAGTATTGCGCCGCAACTTGGCTAGCACTCGAGTGCACCTCTTCGACATTGAGCATAGATTGAGGCAATCCAAATGCTGACGCAATCTTCTGCGTTGAGAACTCGTTTGAGTTGATAGCTTTAAGTAAGCCCTCATCTACGGTCAAGCCTTTTAAATCCATGCTGTCATCTAAAATAACCGTGCTTAATGCACCCTTGTTCGCCTGTTCAAACTTGTTTCTGATATTCGCCTTAGCGTCTGAACTCAAATCTGTTTTGTGTACTTGTAGCACGTTACGTGACGGACTATCAAAGAATCCTTTGAGTAATCCGTTGCCCTTTTTCTGCAATGCTACTTCATCTTGCAAAGCATACAAGGGACTAATACCGACTGCACCTTCTTGTGTGAATGACTTAAAGTGTAGAACGCTGTCAGGCGCAATCTGACGACTTGTTCGATTGTTCGGCGTATAGATATAGGTGAGTTCACCCGTGACGTCATCTTGCTGGACTGTCATTTGTGAGTTCGGAATAAATTGGAAACCGCCATCTTGAATCAGTGCAAAACTGTTACCCGATAGCAACATTTGTGCGGCAAGTGCGAACTTAAAGTCACGGCCGGACATGTTTCCGTTCGGCTTATCGTTTAGGCGTGTTTCAAGCACGCTTGACTTAGGCACCAAAATACGGTTACTTGCTAAATCATTGGCAATAATATTAATGGCCGCGAATACATCACTGTTACGCAACGCACCAGCACCAACGAACACGCTTGAATCATTGCTCGACATGGAAACCACTGCGTCAAGGAATGCTGTGTCTTTATCTGGTTCAATTTTTTGTGTATCAAAAAAGAAACTCAATTATTTCACTCCTTTCTCTCGTAATTGATTAATAGCGCAACGGCTATCATTGATAAACCTGTGCATACTAAAAAAGCGCCTGTGTTAAGTAACACTAAAACGCCTAAATCAATAAGCAATAGTCCAATAATTAACAAGGTTGCTTGTATATATTTTTTAAAAAGTAAACTCGTCACTCGTGTAAAATTCGTTATCAGCTTCACTATCCGTTCCCCCTATTAATTCGTTACTTGTGTAGACCCAAGCGTTCATTAACGCCGCTAGTGGATCAATTTTATTGTTATGCTTCATCTTGTTAATACGGCAATTTCCCGTACTGTCATAGATAAGCACGCTGTTGTCGACTGCGATACTCAATAACCTGTTATTCGGGTGTGTAATCTGTCCGTTTAACAAGTATTCTTTAAATTGTTTAGTCGGGAATGAAAGCGTCTTGTTGTTCTGCGCTGTCTCGACTAGCGGCCAATCTTCATTCTCAAACTGTCCAAGTAAATAGCCAAACGACCAAGGATCATAACAGATTGCCTCAACTTTTAAGTCGTTATCATCAACCATATTTTTGATAAAGTCGAATACGTCTTGATAATCAATGACACCCGATTCCAATGGCGTGATTGAACACTCACCAGCGGTGCTTAGTGCTTGATAATTGATATTGTCAGCTTTCATTTTCTCAAGTAAGCCGTATTTTGTAGCCACCCATGAGTGGGAATCGCAGTAATAAGTCCCGTCATCTTGTGGAATGATCCAGCTGACGCTGGTTAAGTCGTTACTCTTTGACAAGTCAATACCTATCACAACTCGCTTACCGTGTATATCAGGCTTGCTTACGGTTGTTTTAGACCACTCTGCGTGCGATATGAAGCTATCTTCATTGCTTTGATACCACATGTTGAATTGCTTCACTAATACGGGAACCAAGTCGTTTTGTTGGCGTGCTGTTGCAACGTCATTGCTTAGATTCTCACTCATTAGTTGCTTAACAGCTGGAACTTCAAACAAAGGGTTGGCCTTAATCCAACAAGCTGGGTCGTTAACTTCTTCTCGGTCGTCCAGTTCCCAAACAGCTATGAATTGTCTATCGTTGGCTTGTTTGCCGTTTAGAATATCAGTCATAACTTGATAGTCCTCAAACATAGCGCCTTTGAGGTTGAATCCACTCGTTGAAATAATACACAAGAGGCCGTTCTTTTGTTGTCCCATACCTGACTTAATCACGTTGTAAATAGCGTGGTTACTTGCTTGATGGTATTCGTCAATTATCGCCGTGGTAGGATTAAAGCCGTCCAGCGTTTCAGCTTTTCCGGCAACTGGCACGATAAAAGAATCGTCATCTAATTTAGTTATTTGTTTCTTTTTAATGTCGAGTGTCTTGCGTAAGGCTGGGCTTAACTTAACCACTTGTCGTAACTCACTTGACGCCATTTCATAGCCAATTTTAGCTTGTTTAAGGGCGTTACTAACGAATAACACTTGCCGATTCTTAGCCGGCTTGTTCTCTAATAGCAAACTTGCTATCGCTATACAACTAGCCACGTAGGTCTTTGAGTTCTTACGTGCCATGCTGATAAATGCTTTGTTGTAACGTCTATTGCCTGTGTCCTTTTCACGCCAGCCGTAAAGTGAACCAATTAACCACTTTTGAAATAAAGCCATTTCTAACTTCGTGCCGTCCGTCTTCGGGATCAAACTCATAAACCGAATTGCTTTATTGGCTTGCTGGTTGTCAAAGTAGTAGTTGAAATCATCATCATTATTGATACGTTCACGGTCGGACAATTCACGTTTGCAAGCTAACTTTATTTTATCGTTGGCAACAATTTCACCGCTTAAAACTTTATTACAATAAGACAAAACTGGGTCAGTCATCATTAATCAGTTCTTTAAACGGGTCGGCTACGTCCCCCGATTGAACGTTATTGAGTAATTGCTTAACACGTGCATTCATTGTTAAATTAAGGTCACGTAGCAAGTCGTTAATGTTTTTCAGTGCTGAATTGTACACGGTGGTCGCTTGATTCTTTTTGCCGTCAATCACAACGCCATTGCTGTGAATCGAATCTAACGACTGTTGCAACTGGTCTAAACTTTCCGCAAGTAAACTAATTTGTAAGCTGTCAATTTGTGCAAACGGTACGTCCGAATCGCTTACCAACGTTAATAATAGGCCGAAAAATTGTTTGCCTTGCTTGCTTAGCTTGATAGCTGGCTTTAAATCTAAGTCTTGGCCGAGCATTGAAGAAGCTTGCTCCCGTGTCTGCTTCATTGTTCGTGATTCGTTTGAATTATTTTTTAATTTAATCATTGACTCCTTACCTCCCTCGTGGTAATCTATATGTATAGAAAAGCCGTTAGATAAAGGATATACGGCTTCAGTGTGGCTAAATTTTTTGTTTTTTTAACTGAAAAATCGGGAAATTTAATTTTTTGAAGTAAGACGCTCATTGCGAACTATTTTACATAGCCCCCCTATATTGTTCGGGGCTTTATTACTAGCCTATGAGGCTTATTTTTTTTGCTCTCGTTCCCGTTGTGTTTTTAAGTGGTGGTGGTAACTACATAATGACATTAAATTGTCCCAGTCATACGGTTCACCACCAGCAAACAACGGTTTAATAT